CTATTTTTTAAATAAAATTTCCATGTCCTCTTTTGTTACAAAAACCTTGTCAATTAAGCTTTTAACAACATAAGATTGCATTTCATAATCTAGATCGTGAATATTATTTGTTGCAAGTATCTTCAAAGCATCCTCTTTTAAATTGTTTACCTGTTTGCTATTTTCTTTTTCAATCTCATTCTCGATTATTTTTTTCTCGTTAATTAAGTTCGCTGATTGCTTTTTTAATGAGTCTAAAGAAATAAAGTCATTGATATATAAATCATTCAATTTATTTATTTTACTTTCTATCTTTGTAATCTCATCTTTTACTTTTTGGATGTCAAAAGTTATTTCATCCTCGAAAAATTCACTTGCCTCTATCTCATCAGAATATAATGTTGAAATTCTATGTAAAACAGCATGTTCAACATCTTCCATATAATAATAACCAGAGTCGCACTTTTTATTATCGTTATATACGGTGACAGGTTTTGTCTTTCTTGGAAAACGATTAATGCATTGATAGCGTCTGGTTCTTGTTCCATCTTTTCTTGGCATCCCAAGTAATGACTTCATAGGAGCGTTACAGCATCCACATCTAATTATTCCTGATAACATATATTTTGATTGGAAAGGTCTAGGATTTTTTTTAGATGCCTCCATACGTCTTTCTGCCAAAACTTCTTGAGTTTTATTGAATAATTCTTTAGTTATTATTGGTTCATGCAAGCCATCATATAATTTTCCCTCATATCTTATCATTCCACAATATACAGGATTTGTTAAAGCATATGAGATTGTCCTGTGACTCCAAGGTACGCTCTTGTTAACAAATATCTTGTTGTCATTTAGATAATCTCTTAATTTAGATATTGATTTTCCTTTGATATATAATTCATATATTTTTTTAATCAAGGCTGCCTCTGCAGGAACAATATCTAATGAGCTTGTTTCTTTGTTATATGTATATCCATATGCTGGGTGTGCCCACATCATTGTTTTGCCTGATTTTGCACGACCAACTTTTCCTAGCATCATTCTCTCTTTTATTTGTTCACGTTCAAGTTGAGCAAATACTGACAATATACCTATCATTGCCTTTCCAAATGCTGATGATGTATCAAAGTTCTCACTAAGACTGAGGAAATCAATTCCATTTTTGATAAATATTTCCTCGATTAGATATAATGTGTCCTTTTGGGAACGACTTAATCGATCTAGTTTATAGACTAGTATTGTATCAAATTGTTTCTTCTTAGCTGCAGAAATGAGTTTTGTCATTGCAGGTCTCTCAATGTTTGAACCTGTAAATCCTGCATCAGTGAATACTTTATATACAACCCAGTCTTTTATTTCGCAGTATGCTTTCAACTTATCTATTTGCTCATCGATAGAATATCCCTCATCTGCTTGGTTAGTTGTGGAAACTCTAACATAAATTGCTACTTTGTTCATTGTTTTACTCCTCATTTCATGTTAAAATGGGAATAGTAAAACAGCCTACAAACGCAGGTTCTTTACTATTCTAATTCATCCGCATGCTCGCACCGACCAAAGTTGAGCATGTGGATTTTTTTATTTTCTATTTAAAATATTTAATTATGACATAACTAACAATTGCGCCGATAATTGCAGAACCAAACGAAACAATAACCATAAAATTGTTATTTTTCTTTTTATCGTCAATTAAAATTTTATTTGCATTCATCTTGCTATCTATTTTTTCTTCAATTTTTTTATCTATATTATTATCCAACTTATCAATAGAATTTTCACAAGTTGAAATTCTATGTGTCATTACTTCATTCTTTGCATCAATTTCAACCTTAGAATAATATTGTAATGCTTGAAATGTTTTCTCTGGCGAGTGTGTCTTACTATTAGTGAAAGTTATTATTTCTCTATTTGGAACTGATGTAGAAGTATAGTTCAGGCTTTCAAAAACAGATTTTGGAATTTGAAAATCAGACATAAATTACTCCTTTTTAGCAAATGTTAGATAATTATAATATTCATCTAAACTCTCATCTGAATTGGCTGAGTCAATCAAAACAGTGAAAAGCAATTTATCTTGGGGTTTGTCGATTGCTAAATTCAGACTGAAATATCCAACAGTTTTACCATAGTCATTATTGCTATCAAAAAGCATATCTTCACGTTTAGTATTTATAATTGTTAGTAATTCAGAGCTATTTTCATTTTGACTCATTGAATAAATCATAAGAAGATAATCATGGTCAGGTTTGATATTAAAAAGTTCAACTTGAGCATTTAAATTAAGAGTTAGAGGAAATTTATCTGAAAAAAACACTGAGTTAAGAACATCGTCACTATCAACTTTTCTTATCTTTACCCCACCGATTTTTTCTTTGTACAAATTGTTTTTCATTTTTATACTTGTCATTTTTTAACCTCTATATTCATGTTATTTTGATAATTGGAAAACATTAAATACTTTTTCTTCAATAGTGCTATCATCAGATTTGTCATTTGATGTTTGATATTGTCCAAACTTAGATGCTGACATCCAACCGTTTGATTTTGTGTAAATATCAGAGTCTAAAATATTTTCTGCTTTCCAATCTTTATTAAAATTATCAGTTGTAAAATAAACAACTGAACCAGCAACAGTAGTGCCACCATTTTCAAACCAACCCCTAAATACAACTGGTTTATCAGCAGATAGTCCTTTATCAAGTATTTGTCTAATATCACTATTGAAATACTCAATGCCTTTTTTATCACCAAAAGTTGAATTTATTTCTTTGCTTATGATATAAACATCATTTTCAGCATTGTATTCAAATTCATCGAACACACCAGCTTTTTTGATATCCCCCTCAAATCCTACTAATTCCTCGCTTGAGCTTGATGAACTTTCTGATTTTTTAGCAACCTTTTCTATTTTATCGGAATTGGTTGTTTTTTTTGGTTCATCTTCCCTTGTCAACCAAAACATACCTAAGAATAATAGTCCAAGTATTATCCATGAGACAATATAAAATTTATTTTTCATATCAATCCTCAATGTTTTTTTCTTTATTTTTTTTATCAATTGATAATTTTATTATCTGAGCAATATTAAATTTTTCCTCTTCAGACATTGGTGGCGCATCATTGTTATCTACGTGATAAGAAATTTCATGTAACTCACCATCAATCTCAACTGTTTCAAATCGTCTAAATCCCATTGACCCCATACTCTTAAACCTCTCTATAATTATCAATTACTAATCCGATTGTTCTTATATTGTCATCTTCATTGAAATAGATATCATCATATTTGCTATTTAGACTTTGTAAATAGTATTGACCGTCATAGTCACGGCGCAATTTTTTTACAAAGTTTTTATTATTGATTTGGAAAATTCCTATTTCATTTGGATCAACCTGACTTGTAACTTTGATAAAAAGTAAATCATCATTATTAATAACAGGTTCCATCGAGTCACCGACAACTTGAGCTATCGTATCATACTTGTCTGGTACCTCATCCTCAATGAGATTAACTTCCATATGAAGATTATCTTCCTGGTAAGTACCGTCACCAGCAGCAACAACACCCTCAACATATGCAGAAATTCTTTTTCTTGAGTCATTAATAGAAATAACATTATTTTCTTGATCGTTTATTTGCTTTTCAGCAAATTCAATTACTGCACTTTGTCTGTCAGGATTTAAGTTTTCAAATATTGATTGTATTTTTGAAATATTATCACCGAACATCATTCTTTGCGGTGAAATATCAAAGTATTGAGCAATATCCTCAATTTCATAAATTTTTGGTGCTCGAGTGCCTGACTCCCACTTTGAAATTGTAGACTTTGTTTTTCCTACTGCCTCAGCAAGTTCTTCCATCGTCATATTGTTATTTGTTCGGTACTTTTTTAACATTTGCGGAAATAATATTTTACTATTCAAGTGATCACCACCTTTTCTATTATATGGTAATTATATTATTATGTTTCAAAAATGTCAACGAAAACGGGTAGAATAAAGAGAAAAAATAAGAACAACACTATATTTTACAGAGTTTTGGTCTTTATTTTTAAAAAAGTTTACTTTTTTTACACAAAACTGTTGACAAATATAACACAAAGTTATAAACTATGTTCGTAGGGTTGACAAAAAGGAAACCTAAAAACAACGAAAGGAGAATTAGATGTCAAAAAATGCTTTTGAAAAACTTATTGATGATACAGGAATTAAGCGGAAAGTAATTGCTGAAAGACTTGATATTTCAAGAAGTTCACTTTACAAGAAAGCTAAAAATCCTCGTAAAATGGGAACAGATGAAATGGCAGAATTCGCTGATGTGTTAGGTATTGACACTGAGGCAGTATTTAATGCCATTTTAAAAACTTAGTTTGTTGACAAATAGGAAACACAGAAAGGGGTAGATATGGAAGAATTAGCACTGTCAACAGTTGGCTATTTTATAGTGTTAGCTGTTTTGGTTATTGTATTGATTATTATTTTAGCTTCTGAATGTCCTGTTAACATTGATATCGACACTAGTGAAGACAATGAACAAAAAGAAACACCTGCATATCTAAGCAGGTATGGCAGAATTATTCAAATGTAAAAGAAAAACGACTGCGGGAACAGTCGCTTAGCAAATTATTTTACTTAATTATAACACAAAAAAAGAGGTAAGTTATGACACATACCAAATTTAACATTATTACTATTTTACCAGCAGGATCAAAATTGAAAGATGGGACTGTTTTAACAGAACAAACAAAATTCTCATCAGATGAGTTCGAAAAAAATCCATTGATGCTTCCAGCTGATCATCCAGTAAATCAATTTTTGCTGAGAATATCGATAGATAGATGGAGGGCAAATTGACAAAGAAAACAAAAACAAAAATTTACTTTTGGCTAAGGCTTGATAATAATTTTTTTAAAAATCTTGCTATTAAGCAATTAAGACGTATTTCAGGCGGTGATACTTATATCATCATATATATCAAGATGATGCTTTTATCACTTGAAACTGAGGGCTTTATCTATTTTGAGGGTGTTCTTGATAACATTGCCGAAGAAATAGCGATGGCACTTGATGAACAGATTGAAGATGTCCAAATGACATTATCTTATTTCACTAAAAAAGGATTGGTTCAAATCGGTGAAGATGGAGCAGAAATGTTACAAGTCCCAGCATTGATTGACCAGGAAACTAATTGGAATAGATACAAAAGAAATCAAAAGAAACTTGAACAATCTAATGAAAGTTGGAAAAATTCCAACCACATTCCAACCAATTCCAACCTTATTCCAACAGAGAAAGAGATAGAGAAAGAGATAAAGATAGATAAAGAGATAAAGACAGATAAAGAAAAAGAAGTAGATACTGCAAATGGTGATCAACAACCTGAATATACTTTTTTTGATTTATGTAATGACTTTAAAGAAAATCTCGGACATCGTGAAAAATGGACACCTTTAAGAATGGATGACTTAAGATATTGGAGTGAAGACTATGGAAACGACCTGGTGAGAGAGGCACTCGTTACAGCAGTTAGACAAGGAAAATCATCTTTTGCATATATCGATTCGATTTTAAAAAATTGGGAACGTGATGGTTTAACAACAGTTGAACTTGTTAGAAATCATGAAGAACAAAGAAAAAACAAAATATCCAAACAATCACAACAACAAAAGCCTAACATACCTGATTGGAGCAAAGTAAATGATCCTGATTATGTTGCTGAGCAACTTTCCAAAGAGGAACAAGAAATTGCTCAAAGAGAGGTGCTTAATCGACTAAATAAATTAAAAAAAGAATAGGAGTCACAAATGGCTTTATATACCGAAGAACAGAAAGTGAACATTTCTAAAAATATAAACTTTATCAGAATGCAAAAAGGAGAAACACTTGCTGAGTTTGGAGAAAGACTCAACACAAGTAGGATGACAGTTAACAATTGGGAAAAAAAGAGAAATGCACCTAAGCTATCAAACATCTTAAAAATTGCAATTATTGCTGATGTCACTGTTCATGATTTTATAAATAATAATTTTGCAGAAAAGAGGAATATTTAATGGCTTTATATACCGAAGAACAACAACAAAACATTGCTAGCAATATCAATTTTATGAGAAATGAACTAGGTAAAACACTAGAAGAATTTGGCGAACTATTTGATGCTGGAAAAAGTAATGTATCTAAATGGGAAAAAGGTTTATCTGTACCAAACATCAAAAGATTAAATGAGATGGCATATGTTGCAGATGTTACTGTATATGAATTTATTAATGAAAGTATTTTTGGTGAAAACATGAAACAAAAAGATGTAATTACTGCTGATCAGGCATTTGAATATAAAAAGCAAGTCGATAGAATGCAAGAATTTTATGAAATGATGCATGAACTATCAGTACTTGCAAAAATACCACTAATCCTTGGCATTGTTGATGATAAAAATCACACTGTTGAAATAAAAAGTGATTTACTACATCGTGTATCACATGCAATTAAAGATGTGCTTGATGGCCAAGGACCTGATAAAGCAATGCATTCAGTATTTAATATTGAGGATATTGGTGAATGATATGACAGAAATCATAACTTTTTCCGAACTGCAAAAAAAGATGCAGATTGACAAAAAAGAAAAAAAAGAAATCAAGTTTAAATATCGGAATGCTGAGGATATTTACAATAAATTTAAAAAAATTGACAGTGATTGGGAATTGATTGCATCGGATGACCTTTTTGAAATTTGTGGTCGTCTATTTGTAAAATCGACAGTTACCGTTCAGAGATTAGTTAAAGATATTCTTGAAAAACGAGAGGCAACTGCTTTTGCCGAACTTGACAATGTGCCAGTTTACAAAAATGGTAACCAACAAATGCAAATTCCTCAGTGGACAGGTGCAGTAGGTTCATATGCTAGAAAATATGCATTACAAGGTTTGTTTGCTATTGGTGAGGATGATGTGGATGATTTGATTCCTGAAGTTGATGGTAATCAACAGCAGCCTCAACAGAACCAAAACAATGTCACTCAGATGCCTCAGCAACAAAATCAAATTCAATATATAACACCTGATTTGCTAAATGAGTTTTATAGAGACTTATCAGCAATTTGTGATCAAAAAGGACAGCCAGTAGAAGCAGGTTTAAATTGGATTTTAGGCAAATTGCAATTGCAATCACTAGAGCAGTTACCTCTCAATGGCGTTTCTTATGCTAGAGAATGGTTAACAAAATTAGCTCAACCTAAACAACAAAAGCAACCAGGATTTAATGATTTATAGGAGAAAACAATGGCAAAAGATGTAACAGATAGTTTATTACCAACAATTGAACAAATATTACCAAAATGGAATTACAATCCTGAAAGTGTCATTTTCTTGACTGATAAAGAGAAGTCACTTTATGAGGAACATGTAAAATCAGAGTCATTACCTTTTGAAAATCATATTGTGACAATTGACAGTTACAAAAAAGATCAAGATGTTTTGACATATTTAAATAATGAAGATAAAGCAGTCAATGCAGCAAGGTTGCAGTTAGAACGTGCATACATGAAACCAATTACAGATTTAAAAGATTGGTTAAAAGTCGCAAATGAACCTAGAGATAAAGCAAGAGCAAATCTTACTGTTCAAATAAAAGAATTTAAGCAAAGGGATAAAGACCTCAGATTATCAACAGTTAAAGGTGTTTTTGAAAAGCTAGCTGATGCATCAGAACTAGACCTACATCTATTTGATGAGTATTTCAAAGACTTTTTGAAAGTATCTGATTTTAAAACTAATACTTATGAGTTGAAACCAATCACCATCAAAAAAATCAATGATGTATTTGACAAAGTACAAGCTGAACAGGACTTGTTGAAAGAAAATATTGAATTGATAAAAGAAAGTGCAGCTGATGCAGAACTGATTTCATCATCATACATTACATTGTTTGAACGTGGTGCAAGCCTAGCTGATGTATTAAAACAGATCAAAGAAGATAAAAAAGCAGTAGAAACTGAAAAAGCATTGATTGAAGAAAGAAAGGTAGCACAAGAAAAAGCTGAACAAGAGCGAAAAGCTGAAATAGAAAGATTAGCAATTGAAAATGCTGAGGCTAAATATGGCATTTTAGATACTGAAACAGGTGAGATCGTTGATAGTGGACAATTACACCAAGATGCATCAGAAACAATCACACAGGAGCAAAATGAGACTAATTTTGATGGTATTGATGTTTCTCTTGTTTATAAGTTGAAAATAACTTGTCCAAATGGAATTGAACAGGCTAGAAAGCTAAGTCGTTTTATGAAAGAAAATGGCATCATCACAGAGGAGATAAAAGATGGAATTTAATAAACTAATCGAAAAAACAAAACAGTGGTCGATCGAACGTAACTTACACACTGCTAATCCTCTTAAGCAGTTTCAAAAACTAAATGAAGAATTTGGGGAATTAAATAGTGGTATCGCTAAGGATAAAATTGACATCATTGAAGACAGTATTGGTGATTGCCTAGTTGTGTTAACAATATTAGCTCAACAATTGAATATTGAAGATATTGAACAATTGCTAAATTATACAAATTCTAATCCTGATTACTATACAAAAAATATGGCATTGACTGAATCGCTTGTATTGTATGGATCTAGGAATATTGGTGAAATTGCAAAGACAATGCTAGACATGATTTACAATCCAGGTGCACTTAATAATATAGCAAAAATGAAAATAGCTATTGGTAGTGTTGCAGCTGTCATTGATAAGATTGCTATTAACTACGATCAAGATACAAGAGCTTGTTTTGAAGTTGCTTACAACATAATCAAAGATCGCAGAGGGAAAATGATTGATGGTGTTTGGGTGAAAGAGGCTGATTTATGAAAAATAGAATAAAAGAGTTGAGAGAACAAAATGATCTTACTCAAAAAGATTTAGCAAATCTAGTCGGTATACACATGCGATCACTTCAACATTATGAAAAAGGTGACAGAAAACCAAGAGACCGAAAATTGGAAAAACTTGCACTTATATTTGATGTTTCAATTCCATATTTGCTTGGGTACGTCGATGAAAATGGAAACGGTGATCAAGATAGCAACTTTGTTCAAATAACAACTGCTGAATTTAATGATTTATTGAATGCAAGACAAGAATTACAAGATTTAAAAATTGCATTAAGAATATTAAAAAATGCAATGGCGTTTGCAACTAATGAAGAAATAGAGGAAAAAAATGATTAATAATGTTGTTTTAGTTGGTCGATTGACCAAGGATGCAGAGTTGCGATATACACCAAGTCAGGTAGCAGTTGCAACTTTCACATTGGCGGTTAATCGTCGATTTAAAGAGCAAAATGGTGAACGTGAGGCAGACTTTATCAATTGTGTTATTTGGAGAGACCCTGCTGTCAATCTTGAAAAATGGACTAACAAAGGATCACTAATTGGTATCACAGGCAGAATTAATACTAGAAATTATGAAAACCAACAAGGTCAGAAAGTCTATGTAACTGAGGTTATTGCTGACAATTTCCAGTTACTAGAAAGTCGCAAGGATAATAACCAAGGGACACCTCAAAATAACCAAGGTTATCAACAGCCTCAGAATAATAACCAACAACCTCAAAATAATTATCAACAAAATAACCAAGGTTATCAAAAACCAAACAATCAAGGGTTTAATCAAGGTCAGCAAGGAAGTTTCTTTGATGGCATGACTACAAATCAAATGGATATCAGTGATGACGATTTGCCATTCTAACAAAGGAGAAATGTATGCAAGTATTTGATGGTGCAAAAGTAAAAGAAAATAGAAAAAGATTTAATTTGACACAGTATGAATTATCTGCAATGACAAATATAACTCAGGCTAGAATTTCTGACATTGAACGTAATGTAACGACTGTTAGAAGCGAAGAAATAATTAGTTTATCAAGAGCATTAATATGTGACAAAGATAATTTTTACAGCGATAAAAAAGATGTGAAAGTTATTATGAACACTTTTAAAAAAGGGAAGAAAGAAGTCAATAGCACAAAGCAAAGACAAATCATATCCCCATTCTCAGCATATTCAAAAAATCTCGAATATGGAATTAGAAAACCTGAAACTAAGCAACTTGAATTATTTGATGAAAAATCATTGATTGGACAAGACTTGTCAGGATTTGTGATAATCAGCAATCAAGAATATACAAAGTTACTTGATGCAAAAGAACGTTTGGAAAAATTTGAGAATATTTTTAGTGAGGTAAAAAATGAATAACAAACAATATCATGAAAAAGTTAAAGTTGACTTGCAATGTCCTTTCTGTGGTCACTGCAAAATAATTAAATTATTACCTTTCAGAAAAGCAGTTAAATGTCCATCTTGTGGTCAGAAAGTATTTTTAGAATATGCTGGAAGATTTAAAGGTGAGTTAGATAAACATGGTAATTTCTTCCACGCTTATGAACCATTCAAGTTAGACAATATCAATGATGATTTCAGAGGAGTATTTAAGTAATGTGCTGGGAAGTTATTGTGCATAATTTAAAAAGTAAAAAGACAGGTTTTAAAGTTCCTGATGTCCACAGATTTCCAACTAAATCAGAGGCAGAGAAATTTAGAAAACAGTTTATTTCTAAGCCTGGTTATAAAACAGAGATTTGTAAGGTCTCAAAATTGAAAGGAAGTTAGATGAAGTTAATGGTTATTAGCGCGTGTTTGATACTAGCATTCTTAATTCTGTTTGTGAGTTTATCAACGTTCAAGCAGACAAAGTCAGAAAAAGTGGTTTGGTTTGTGCTTGATGCATACGCAATAGGACTTTTATATGTTGTAATTAAAAAAATAATTTTTGGAGTATAAAATGAAAAGTAAATTTAAAAAAATCATAAATCTATTAAAACACCTTGGCAATCTTTGGATATTGATTAGTATTTCAGTTTTGCCAGCGTTTACTTATGTCAAAGTGGATGAAATCGAAAAGAAGATTGATGTCATAGAGCATAAAGTACAAAAACCTACAATCAAATATCAAACAGACTCAGTTGGTGGCATTGGTTATGTATCTGTTAAGGATGGAAATGTGATTACAGTGCCAGGATATGGCCAGTTTTTATTGAATGACTCAGAGGCTGCCATTATTCAAGTTGGTGATAAAGTGCCAAGTTATGTGCTGAAAAGGGGTAATTGATGAGACCAAGTAGATATCCATATAGCAAGCCTCAATGGGAAAAACGAGTTTTAGAAAGTGTTTATTCTTGGTCATCCGATGAACCTATCGCAAAAATTGTTACATACAAGAATATAATTACAAACGAGGTAACAAATGAAATTTGAATTTTTGCTGCCAAGAAATACAAAAAATGTTGATTTGAACCTTGTCATCAATAGTAATGACAGGTTTCACTTTCACAAAAAGGCGTGGATGACATCACAGTTGAAGTCATTGGCACATTATGAGGCAATAACATTTAAAGGCATACCGTTCAGCGAGAAAAATCCTTGTCAGGTACATGTTACAGTTTATAGTCCAACAAAATCTAAATTAGATCCACCAAATCTTTATCCAACTGTAAAAGCATTGGTGGATGGATTAACAGTTGCTGGAATTTGGAAAGACGACAATTACAAAATCATACAGTTGATGACTTTCAAATATGGTGGATTAAGCCATAAAAAAGGACATTACAAAATAGTATTAGATATTGAGGAAGTGAAAAATGTTTAAATTATACTTTGAAATTAATGGTGAAACAAAATTACAAAGCGAGCATCAGACTCAATCACAGGCAATAGATGCAGTCAAACAATTAATCAAAGACAAGTCATCATTGCCTGTTAGACATAACTGGGGTATGCATATCAAAAACAATGAACTGATAATTGATTATGGTGCGCATAATGCAAGATATATCATCAAGGGGGATGTTAAGTTATGTCAGAAACAAAAAAAGAAGTTGTTAAAATCAGGTTAGTAAATCCATATTTTGAAGAAGAAATCGAAGTTTCGGAGTCTTACGATGATATCAAAAATCAACTGAAATACTATGGCCTAGGAAATCTTAATTTCATTACAGTAACTAAAAGAAATTATAATAAAAGGATTGTTGATAACACCATCTTAATAAATCCAAAGAATTTTTCAAGTGTTGAAATTTCAAAACATATCATTGAGGAGGATATTAAATTATGACTAAATTTGGAAAAGAAAAAGAACCAATTATCATTGGTCAAGAAGATTTTGAGGAATTTGCAAAAGCTACAATTTCACACTCGTTGCCTATTGAAAGACATGATGTTTATATGGTTTGGTTTAATTACACAATGGGATTTATGAAAGGTTTATTTAGTTTTAGCACTAAAAAAGCTTATCCTATGAGTCACGACAATGCCAAGTTGCCTGACTATGTTGAAGTTACTTTCAATCGTGATAAAAACGAGATTTATTTTGATTGGTACACGAAAGAACGCCAAGAGGTTGGTAAATTATAACCATTTTTGATTGATTATAAAAAAGGAGGTCGAAATTGAGTTTAAACAAAACTAGAAAACGGTCAATTGCAAAATCAAAGCGAGACCTAAAAAGACATAAAAAGAAGAAAATAGATAATGTAATTAAACAAATTTCAAAAGCAATAGGTGATTCACTTGAGCTAACAAAAAAATCTTTTAAAGCTTTTTCTGAGGTTTTTCATGACAAAGAATAAACTAGACAATTTTTCGATCACATACAGGAAAGAAATTGTTTGGTTGAGATGGTATTTTAAACGAGATAAGCTTGAACCAAGCATGTCAATTCTTGAAAAGAAGATTATGGATTGTATAACTTACAAAGATTACAGAACATATCGCAAATTTAACACGATCAGCAAGATTATTGCTGAGATGATGGAAAAGACTGATGATAAAATGGTCAAGGCACTCAAAGAGATATATGTTTACAGGAATATATCTGTTATTGGAGCAGCTCAATCAATTTTATTTCTTAGTCAGACTCAAGCATATGTCCATATAAGAGGATGGTTTGAAGAATTTGAAAACTGTCTATTTGATAAAGTTGAAGATATTTTTTGAGCTTTTTCATTTTATTTATTATATAGAAAGTTGAGATTAAGTAATGAACGTAGTAATTTATTTTAAAAATGGGAACACTGCATATTTTAATGATGTTGAAGATTATGAAACTGATTTTGAAAATATTGCGTTTTCATATTTTGGGAAATCATCTCAAGAAAGAAAAAGGGCTTGTTTTTATAAAGATAGTATAGCTGGTATAGCAAAAACAAAGGTTGAAGATTTGGGTGATACTAATGAATAAACGACAAAAAAAGAAACAGGTCATGAGAAATTTTTCGAAAGCTTATGATGCATCATTAGAGACTAAATACAAAGGTGGCATATTTTATGCGACAGTAAGAAACGATCTGAATGGCGCTTTACATCAAGTTATTGGCATTACAAAAGAAATAACTATTTCAGGTGAACGGTATTCGAATATCATTAAAGAGTGTAATGTTGAGGGGTACTGTATCGACATAAAAAGCGTTAAACAATAACAAACTGTAATTTTGCCCCTAGTTAAAGTAATAAAATTAAATCGCAAGGAAATTCTTGTGATTTTTTTAATAAGTTAGGAGGAATCATGGCAGAATTACAAATTGAGTATATTGACATAAAAAAAGTTATCCCATATGAAAAAAATGCACGCTTGAATGATGGAGATGCAACTGAAAAAGTGTCAGCGTCAATAAGAGAGTTTGGATTTCAGCAACCAATTTTAGTTGATGATAACAATGTCATTATCACAGGGCACACCAGACTCAAGGCAGCGTTACAATTAGGGATTAATAAAGTACCTATTGCACGTGCAGTTGATCTTGATGATGAACAAATCAAAGCATACAGGCTTGCTGATAATAGGGTTGCGGAATTTTCATTGTGGGATTTTGATTTGTTATCAGATGAATTGCTTGAGATTAAAGAAATTGACATGAGTAATATGGGGTTTGATATTTCTTTGGATGATATCACAATTGATATGGAATCAATCGAACCAAAAGAAAATTATTTTGACGATGACAAAGACGACTCAGAGAATCACAGGGATATTACAATTAACCAGTATAATTTATTTGATTATGACGAAGAAAGAACAGATGGGAAATATGATATGCCAGTAATAACAGGCATTGATCATGTACCTATTGATTTACAGGGGTTTAATTATGTATTGAACAAGCCTGATTTTGGGAAAGGAGTTCATTTTTTTCTAGATGACTATCAATTTGAAAGAATATGGCAAAAACCAGCTGTATATATTGAAAAATTGGTAGGGTTTGATTGTGTCTTGAGTCCTGATTTTAGCTTATATCTTAATATGCCGATAGCAATGCAAGTTTGGAATATTTACAGATCACGATTAATTGGTCAGATGATGCAAGACTGGGGAATTAATGTCATTCCTACAGTGTCATGGTCAACCAAAGAAAGTTTTGATTTTTGTTTTGATGGATTGTCAAAAAATGGCACGCTCGCAATCAGTACAATTGGTGTGAAAAGAAACAATGATCAATATCAAATTTGGAAAGATGGAGTTGATGAAATGATCAAGCGGTTATCACCAAAAAACATTTTGGTGTATGGTGGCAAGGTTGATTATGATTACAAAGGAATTAATGTTATTTATTACAATAACTCAGTAACTGAAAGGATGAAATCATTGGGGAAAGAGGAGCAAAAATAAAAAAAGACAAAAATAAAAGTATTGGAGACAAGACTAAAATTGCTATGAACAATAGCAACTCAAATTTTGGAAAGAAATAGTATTTTTAATGAGTATGCCAAAACACAATCAGTTAAATTAATGAGTGCATTGGCTCAAGAACCAATTATGTGGAGATAAAAAAATGGAAAAGAAATTGATAATTGATTTATTTGAAAATCATTTAAACATGATAGATTTAGGAACTCATTTTTTATATAGTGATTTAGAACTGTATAATACTGAGACGTTTGAATCAAAATTTTATAAAGATATTGATGAATTACTGGCAGATAAAGAAATAGTTAAAAAGCTAGATGCAATCGAATTTAATTTTTTGAATGGCGGACGAGGCGCATCAAGCGGTAAAATGGGTGGAGGATTTCAAAATGGCGCTGATCATGGAAAAAAAGACAATACATATTCAGCTAACCCTGCAGAATTTAATGCAGGAGGTAGAAAGCATAATGTTGAAACGGTACTGGCAAAATTTGTTGATAAGTACGGTTCGGCAAAACGTGAATATGGGGTATCTGTTGATGAGCAAGGATTTGCACATTCTTATCGGGTTGGTAATGCACATAGCGTTAGTATAACAGCCGCAGGTAAGAATCACACAATAATACATAACCATCCAGGCGGAGGTAATTTTTCAAAAGCAGATTTGCTAGTAATCGCTGGTTCAAACGGAAAAGGGATTGTTGCTACAAATAAAAAAGGTTACTATTCTTTTGAAAAGAAACATAATTTTGATAGTAAAGCATTCACTAAAGCAATCAATAAAGCAAAATGGCCTAAGAAACTTTCATATGATGAGGGTGCTGACTGGTGGCTCAAAAAAAATGCTAAAAAATATGGTTACAGTTATGGTAAAAAATCAGTTAATTACTCAAAAGGTGGAACGGGATATGATAAAGTTGGTAAGTCATGGATGCGTGATGATAACATACCTTTATTTTAAGATTTAGATTTTTTTGAAATGTCTGGATAAGCATAAAATAAAATGTGCGTAAAACTACCCTATAATTTAATTTTAGAATGAAACCATGAGATAAATTCTTATGGTTTTTTTGAATGAAAGGAGGTCATGTATTGCCAAGAGATGGAACAAAAAATTTAAAACCTTTGAATAAGCGAACAAAAGAAGAACAAAGGGAAATCCAATCTAAAGGTGGGGTTAATAGTGGCAAGGCTAGAAGAAAAAAAGCTGACCTCAAAAAAGCAATGGAACTGTTAATGACATTAGATGTTCAAGATGGAAAAACAAAAAAGATGCTTGAGGATATGGGGATGGATGGTCGCAATGAGTCTCTTTTGGCATTGGCAACATTTCAAGCAGCAGTTAAAGGAAATCAGAAAGCAACAGAGAATATCATCAAGCTCACTAACACCAAAGATCAATATGACATCCAAGAGCAGAGAGAACGTATTAAATCGCTTAAATTGGACAATGCTGAACGTTCTGACAAAGGAAAAGTTGCTGGAAATCAGATTGTTATTGTTGATGAGTGGGCAGATGAAGTTAAGGGGGCAACAGATGACCTTTAAAGTTCAGGAAAATATCAATCCTCATTTCAAATCTGTTTGGGTGTCTAGCCTGCCTTACAATGTTCTGAAAGGTGGACGTAATAGTTTTAAGTCGTCTGTTGTTGTTCTCAAACTGGTCTATATGATGCTGAGGTATATCAGAGTAGATGAAAAAGCTAATGTTGTTATTATCAGAAAGGTTGCCAACACAATTAGGGACAGTGTCTTTAATAAAGTTTGGTGGGCATTAAATCTATTTGGTGTTGCTGATGAATTTCAAAAGACAGTTAGTCCATTTAAGATAGTTCATAAAGCATCAGGATCAACATTTTATTTCTATGGCCAAGACGATTTCCAAAAACTTAAATCAAATGACATCGGTAATATCATAGCTGTTTGGTATGAAGAAGCTGCAGAATTCCTTAGCCAAGAAGATTTTGACCAATCTAATGTAACCTTTATGAGGCAAAAGCATCCACGCGCTAAATTTGTGCAATTCTTTTGGTCATATAATCCGCCTCGCAATCCTTATAGTTGGATAAACGAGTGGTTTGAGCAGATTAAGACAAACAAAAACTATCTCGCTCACTCTAGCACTTATCTTGATGATGAGTTAGGATTTGTTACTGAGCAGATGCTTGAGGATATTGAACGGATAAAAGAAAATGACTTTGATTATTTTAGGTATCTCTATCTAGGTGAGGCAGTCGGTTTAGGTAACAATGTTTATAACATGAGCACCTTTCACGCGCTTAATGCATTGCCATCTGATGATAAGCTCATTGGCATATCGTATGCACTTGATGGAGGACATCAGCAATCAGCAACAGCAGTTTGTGCTTTTGGTATTACTGCCAAGGGCAAAGTTATCTTGCTAGATACCTGGTATTATTCACCAGCTGGCCAAGTGGTCAAGAAAGCACCAAGCCAGTTGACTCAAGAAATTAATGAGTTTATGCAAGGCATTACAGATAAGTACAAGGTGCAGACACTGCAATACACCATTGATAGTGCAGAGGGTGCCTTGCGAAATCAATTTTATTTAGACTTTGCTATCAGGTGGCACCCAGTTGCTAAACTTAGAAAAGTAACCATGATAGATAATGCACAGTCATTACTTGCTCAGGGTAGGTTTTACTATCTTGATACAGAAAATAATAAAGTCTTTATTTCAGAACATAGAATGTATCGATGGGATGAAAAGACAATACACTCAGATAATCCAAACGTAATCAAAGAAGATGATCACACATGTGACGTCTTTCAATATTTCGTATTGGATAACTCAAGGCTACTAGGTCTTAGGGTTGGGAATAGTTAGGAGGACATAAGATGAGCCTTATAGATAAAGTTAAGAGCTTTTTTACTCGAGGGAGGTATAACATGGAAACATCACATTTAAACACAATCTTGGATCACCCAAAGGTTGCGGTAACAAGTGAGGAGTACAACAGAATAGAACATAACCTTAAGTATTATCAGAGTAATTTTGATGATGTTGTTTATTTTAATTCTGATGGTGATAGACAAAAGAGAAAATTTAACCACTTGCCAATAGCAAGAACAAGCGCCAAGAAAATTGCTAGTCTTGTTTATAATGAGCAATCAGAGATAACATGTGATGATGAGGCTGCTGATGAGTTTATCAATAGCATGTTGAGAAATGATCGTTTCAATAAGAACTTTGAGCGATATCTTGAGAGTGGCTTGGCACTAGGTGGATTAGCAATGCGCCCATATTTAGATGGTGACAAAATCAGAGTGGCTTTTGTACAGGCACCAGTATTTTTGCCATTACAGTCAAACACTCAAGACATTTCAAGCGCTGCTATTCTCAATCAGACTATCAAGTCAGAGGGTAAGAAAAACGTTTACTACACGCTTGTTGAGTTCCATGAGTGGGTAACTGTTAATGATGAAGAAGTCGGCTCAACTATTGACCGCAATATCTACCGAATCACTAATGAGCTATATAAATCAACAGTTAGTGGTCAGTTAGGTGATAGAGTACAACTAACAGAGTTATATTCTGACTTAGAGCCAGTGATTAGATTAAAAAAATTATCACGTCCACTATTTACATATTTTAAAAACCCTGGCATGAATAACAAAGATATCAACAGCCCATTAGGTTTATCTATATTTGACAATGCAAAGACAACTATTGACTTTATCAACCGTTCATATGATGAATTTATGTGGGAGGTTAGAATGGGACAAAGGCGCGTGATTGTTCCTGAGCAATTGACACAAGTAAAATATCAAACAGAGGATGGAACAATTAAATTTAAGCGCAGGTTCGATGTTGAACAAAATGTCTATACACAAATAGCATCAGGCAATATGGACAACGGTGGCATTGTTGACTTAACAACGCCAATCAGGTCATCAGATTATATTGCTGCTATTTCAGAGGGACTAAAGCTATTTGAAATGCAGATAGGAGTTTCGTCAGGCATGTTTACTTTTGATGGCCAATCAGTCAAGACAGCAACTGAGATTGTCTCAGAAAACTCAGATACTTATCAAATGCGCAATAGTATTGTCAGCTTAGTTGAGCAAACAATTAAAGAGCTTTGTGTTTCAATCTGTGAATTAGGTGCATTCTATGATTTATATGATGGCGTTATTCCTGATTTAGATGATATCTCAGTCAATCTAGATGATGGAGTGTTCACAGACAGACATGCTGAATTAGATTACTGGATGAAGATGGTTGCAGCAGGATTTGCGACAACCAAGAAAGCAATTGCCAAAGTTCAGAACATTACTTATGAGGAGGCTGAGAAAGAGCTTGCTGAGATTAATGGTGAGTTACCACCTGAAAATGATGCAGAGATGGCATTGTATAGTAATCCTAATAAGAAAGAGGAGCAACTGAAAAACAAAGAGGTTGATTAATGACTGAAATAAAAAACAAAAAGCCAACACTAAACGACCAGCATTTTTCAGATGAGATGAAAAAGGTATCTGATATCTATTCACAGATGCAGATTGAGTTGTTTGATAATATGATCCGCAGATTGAAAATCAGAGGTCAACAGGACTTGATCGATAATCCTTGGGTGTGGCAACTCGAAAAGCTCAATGATATGCATATGCTGAATGAGGAAAACCTTGACATTATCGCAAAGCGAACTGGCATAGCAAAGCAAGTTCTCAGGGATGTTATTGAAAATGAGGGATTAAAAGTCTTTGAGGACACTCATGAGCAACTTAGAGATGATTTAGCAAATGCTAAAAGGCCTTATCCATCAAATGATGAAATGATTAGGAACATCGTCAATGAAAGTTTAGGTGCTTATGTCAATCAGGCATGGGATGAGCTCAATCTCATTAACACAACATTGCCAAAAAGCATCCAAAAGGTGTACAAGGATATTGTTGAGCAATCTGTTGCTGAGGTTGTATCAGGAAATAAGACTGCTGACAAGGCATTGCATGACACTATCAGGAAATGGCAGGATAAGAATTTCACAGGCTTTACTGATGCAGGTGGCAGAGAGTGGAGAGCTGATAGCTATGCTAGGGTAATCATCAAATCAACAACTTACAGAGTATTTAATGAGATGAGGACAAAGGCTGCTGAGGATATCGGTATTGATACTTATTATTACTCAATGAAATCTACTGCTAGAGCAATGTGTGCCCCATTACAACACAGGATAGTAACTAAGAACCTTGCAAGATATGAGCATGGCATCCAAATCCTATCTTTGTTAGATTATGGATATGGCAAAGCAGGAGGTTGCCTAGGTGCTCATTGTGGTCATTACCTGACACCGTTTATTGTTGGCGTTAATGATTTACCTGAATTGCCTGATTATCTCAAGGACTTAACACCTGAGCAAGCTGAGGAAAATGCAAGGGTTGAAGCCAAACAAAGAGCAATTGAGCGTAATATAAGACGTCACAAAGAGAGATTGCATTATGCAACAACAATGAATGATGCTGAACTAATTAAATCCGAGCGCCTACATGTCAGAAAGTATCAACAGAAAGCCAAAGCGCTTGTTGATAACTATGATTTTTTGCACAGAGATTACCAAAGAGAAAAGATATACACATAGTCACCTTAATTGGTGGCTTTTTTGATGTCTAAAACCGTAAAAATGACCCTTTAATTACAAGTATTCTAGAAATGTAAATTAAATCATAACTGAGGGTGGGTGTTGACCACCTAAAAAAGAACTAGGAGGTATGACATGTCATTTACAACTAAGGAACTAATCGAGCTAGGTTTGACAGATGAACAAGCAAAACAAGTCTTTGCTTTGCGTGGAGCAGAAATAAAAGACTCTCAATCAGCATTGGACACTATCACCGCAGAACGAGATAGCCTAAAAACACAGTTGGAACATAATCAGACAGAAATGAAGAAATTACAAGATGATGTTGAACTTAGCAAAGACTCTAAAGATGCACTTGCTAAATTACAAGCAGAGTTTGACGATTTTAAAAAGACTGCTGATGAAACGTTGCAACAAACAATCAAGACAGATGCAATTAAGCTCGCAATTAAGGATACAGATGCACTTGATACAGATTTGATGATGAAATTGATTGATGTTGACACTGTTGAATTGAATGACAATGGCAAACCTCAATTAGAAACAATTATCAATGAGTTGCAAGAAAGCAAACCATTTTTATTTGCACAAGCTCAAGAACCATCTGAACAAGGTAATAGCAAACCAACTATCTTTAACAATGGCAACCCACCAGCAAACCCTGCTAAGACAGAGGTTGACCCATTTGAGGCAGTTGTTAATAGCTATTTATAGGATAAGAAAGGAGATTAGTTAAATGGCAACTAATCAAGATCAAGCAGCACGTATTTACGTGCCACAATATCGCAATATTCTTAGCACTGTATTTAATGCTAAGGCAGCATTCCGAGGTGCATTAGCACCATTGCAAACATTGGATGGCATCCAAAATAACGCCAAAGCATTCTCAGTTAAAACTAATGCTACACCAGTTGTAATTGGTGATGACTATCTAACAGGTGCCAATGATGGTGGATTTGGTAATGCAACAGGTAAAAAATCACGTTTTGGTGATCTTACTGAGGTTATTTATGAAGATACAGATGTTAACTATGACTATGAATTAACAATTCATGAGGGGATTGACCGTTACACAGTTAACAATGATCTAAATGCAGCACTTGCTGACCGTTTCAACTTACAATCTATTGCACAAACTCGCAAAGTCAACGTTCGTACAGGTAAGTTCTTGTCTGATAACGCTGGTCACGCTGAAACACTTGATGATTTCACTGAGACAAATGTTAAAGCTTTATTTAATAAGATTGACACCTATTACACTGATCTAGAGGTTGATGCTCAAGTAACTGTTTACCTCAAATCTGAGCTTTACAATGCAATTGTTGATATGGCATCTAATACATCAGCTAAAGGCTCAAGTGTATCTCTTGATACAAATGGATTGCTTAAATATAAAGATTTCATTCTTGAAAAGACTGCATCTAAGTATTTCCAAACAGGTGTTCTTGCTATTTTCTCACCTGATGGAATTGTCATTCCGTTTGTTGGTATCTCTACTGCTCGTACAGTTGAAACTGAGGACTTTGATGGTGTTAAATTACAAGCCGCTGCCAAAGGTGGAACTTATGCATTAGATGACAACAAGAAAGCTATTGTTAAAGTTACTGGCGTTGGTGTCTAGGAGGATAAACAATGCAATATAAATCATTAAAAAATATCCATTTTAAAAGCCTTAATAAAGAGGTTATGGAAAATGGAGTTATTGAATTAGATGAAGAATTTGCTGAAAAAGTAAATGAAGATCTAAAACTTACATTTATGGATGTTCCAAAAGTTCTTGTACCTATTGGTGCAGAACCTGCAAAGGTTGAAGATGATGCTGAGGTAAAACCTGCACGCAAATCTCGAAAACCAAAAGCTGAACCACTGGAAGAAGATGCTTAAATAAGGGTGTGTGACACCCTTTTAATTAATGGAGGGACACATGACTTATTTAACTGAGACTGAATTTAAAGAACTAGGTTTTGAACAATTTGATAATTTTGATGCACTTGAGAAAAGAGCAGAAATTGCTATTGATTTGTACACTCAGGGATTTTATTCATACATCAATTTCGAGACTGAAATTGAGCATCGTAAAAACGCGGTTAAGTTAGCAACTGCATACCAAGTGGCTTACTTAGATGCTAGTGGAGTGATGACTGCTGATGATAAGCAAGCGATGGCAAGTTTATCTATTGGCAGAACATCAATCAGCTATAAGAACTCACAAAGTTCAAATGCTGGTCAAAGATTTAACCTTTGTTTAGATGCTGAAAATATGCTAAATTCGGTTGGTTTTAGCCTTGTTGCGAGGGTTGACTATGATAGATAAGAGAATGTTAACAGATACCGTCAAAGTGTCAAAAAAAGGCACTGTGAACGATTTTGGGGATATCACTTATCTTGAACCAGTCACATTGTCAGATGTCAGATTTGACAGAAACATTGGCACAGTCGGAACCAATAACCAAAAGCAAAGACAAAAGCCAAGTGTCATTTATGTTTATCCACAATTCACAAAAGTTGTTGTTGATGATAGTTGGATTGATGCCAAAGTAAATGATGGAGACAGGGATTATATTGTGAAAGGTTTTCAACCTAATTACTTAAATGGAAAGCTATTTAGCTATGAAATTGAGGTGATTTAATGTCGCAAGGACTATCTGTCAAGGTTGATGTCGATTTATCAGGTGCAACTAGAAAAGTATCACCTGCATCAGTTGCTAGAGGTAGGGTAGCTATGGCCGGTCAAATGATGATGGATATGGATAGATACATCCCAATGAGAGGTGGAGCGTTAAGAGCATCAGGCTCAATGGGTGGCTCAGGTGAAACCATCAATTATAACACTGTTTATGCTAGAGCTCATTTTTACGGTACTAATGGAATTGTTACTTTTAGAAAGTACACAACACCTGGTACTGGAAAAGATTGGTTAACACCTGCTAAAGAGGCAAATTTAGAGTCTTGGAAACAGAAAGCACTGAAAGGGATGGGATTGTAAATGCAAAATAACAAAAACTTTCAAAAAGTGCTATTAGATCACATTAATGCAATTCCTGATTTAGGATTGCATGCACGGTTAGACTATTTCAAAGATGATGTTGATGATTTGGTTGTCAATTCTATACCTGGTGGGACTATTGATAAAGAATATTTTGATGGAACCAGAGAGATTTCACTACCTTTTGAAATTGCAGTAAAGAGCAAATCTAATCAATTGGCTAGCGATATCATATGGCTCATCAATGGTGATTTATCAGAGTTTGACCTTGAATTGCAAAGCACTGACCAATCATACAACTTTATGTCTTTGGAAGTAGGAAAACCAGGCATAAACGGACAAGATGAACAAAAGTTCTTTGTCTATACTTTGCAACTTAAAGCAAAGATTGAAATAGGAGGAAATTAATAATGGCACGTTTAAAAAATGCGAAACGTATTCACGAAATTGCAGCGTTTGACCCATTGAAAGGTGACGCAGAACCAACAGAATGGCTCAAACTGGCTAAATACATTGAAACTATCGATGATGAAACCGATGAGGACACTGATGATACTGGTTACTATGATGGTGATGGTACACCTGAGGAAACTGTTTTGTCTGTAACTGGTGGATATTCATTTGAGGGTCTGTATGACTCTGAGGATCCTGCTCAAGCACTTATCGCTGGTATGAAGTACAAATCAGGCGATGCACGTCGCTTATGGCACCGTGTAACATCAGCAGATGGCAAAATACGTTATACACAGATTGCAAATGCATCTGAAATCAAAGCAGGTGCTGGTGATGCAACTGAATATGAACAGTTTGCTTGTACTCTTAAATGGATTAAAGAGCCTAAAGAAACTGCAGTACCAAGCGTTTAATAAATAATTTTCTAGGAGAACAATATGTCAAATATGATTAATTTAAATTTAGATAACAATACCATCCCAGTAAACTTTGGAGCATTCACATTGGATTACAAGCCAACAGATGCTAAGGAAAAAGAGATGGTGGAAAAATCAATTGAGTTAAAAGCAAAGGCTAACAAGCTTGATGAAATCGAAAAGGAAGTTGAAAAAGATGAGTCAAAAGAGTTTGAATTGCGGTCAGGTATCAAAGAAATATTAGATGATGTATTCAACACTATGTTTGATAATGCAGATGCACCTAAAAAAATCTATGCCGCCTGTGGAGAAAACACTTGGACTTATCTAAATGCATTTTTACAAGTTGGGGATAACCTCGTGGCAATTAAAGAGGAAAAGGCAAATGACGAAACTTTCAAGAAGTATCTTGCTAAATAACCATGTTTGATATTTCCAAGAAAATTGATGACAAGCTGATACTTAATGAAAAAGAGTATCAGCTTTTTCTTTCATTTGACAATGTATTAAGGGTTTTTGACATGTGGTCAGATGATGAGGTTAATACACTAATTAAGCCTAAATTGGCCTTATGTATGCTAACTCAATCACCTGATTTTCAGGATATGAAAACAGATATTGCAATGGATTTGTATGAGCAAGTTTTCAAAGAGTACATCAAGATTGTAAAGCCATCTGATCAAATTGACAGATATGACATTGAGGGCAACATTTTGCCTAAAAAACCTAAAAATACAGATGATGACGATGAAGAACCTGTTATGTCAATTAAATATGATGGTGAGTTTATATTTTCGTCATTTATGCAAGCTTATCAAATCGATTTAATTGAACAACAGGGCAAACTGCATTGGCAAAAATTCAATGCATTGTTATCAGGACTTCCTGATGGTACCAAAATGATTGAAGTAATGAAAATCAGGTCTTGGAAACCATCTAAAGGTGAGTCTCAAAAAGAAAAAAGCAAAATGAGGGAATTGCAAGAAGAATATGCATTACCTCGTAATTAGTAAAGAGAGGAGGTAGATTATGGCAGATGGAAAACTAACCATCCAAGTTGACCTTGATGGTTCAAAAGCGCAACAGGGGGTTAGTAGATTAAAAAGCCTATTGTCATCACTTGGCGATGCATCATCATCAGGCTTTGGTTCAGGGACTAAGTCAGCATTAGGATTTGGTGCGGCAATGGGTGCAGCATCAGCAATTGTCCAAAAAGGCATTGGTTTAATCACTAGCTCAATGGGCGGAGCAGTTAGCCGTGTTGATACCATGAATAAATTCCCTAAAATGATGGAGTCTTGGGGATATTCCACTAAACAATCTAAAGCTGCCATTGATGCCTTATCTAAAGGTATTGATGGGTTACCAACTGCACTTGATGAGGTTGTTGGAACAACTCAACAATTGACATTGATGAATGGTGATTTAAGTAAATCAACTAAATTAGCATTGGCCTTAAACGATGCATTCTTGGCATCAGGTTCATCAGCTGGAGATGCTAGTCGTGGTTTAACTCAGTTCACTCAGATGATGTCGACTGGTAAAGTTGACATGATGGCTTGGAAAACCCTTATGGAAACAATGCCAGTTGGATTGCAGAAAACTGCTGAGGCATTTGGTTTTGCAGGTGCATCAGCTAAGCAAGATTTATATAAGGCGTTACAAGATGGCACTATCACATTTGACCAATTTTCAAACAAGCTTATTGAGCTTGATGGTGGATTAAATGGATTTGCTGAGTTGGCACGTAAAAACTCAGATGGTATCAGAACAAGTTTCAAAAATGTTGGAACTGCTGTAACTAAAGGTTTAGCAAACATGATCATGGAATTTGATAATGCGGCTAAATCAAAAGGGTTAGGTGGTATTGCTGAAAATATCAACAAACTAAAAGGTGTCGTTAATTCTGCATTTAGCGGAATGACACCATATATCAGCGGTTTTGTAAATATCATTTCAGATGGGATTGGTAAAGTAAAACAATTTTATTCAATTTTTGAGGGTACTGGTGCAGTTTCTGCTATTCAATCAGCATTTGGTGCAGTAGGAAATGCTATTGGCCATGTATTCACATCATTAAATGTCAACAAAAGTACAATTACCGATTTTGCAACAGTAATTGGTGATGCATTTGTTCAGATAGCTGGAAAAATTGAAGATGTCGCAAATTGGATATCAAAATTAGATCCATCAACAATCAAGCAAGTTGCTAGTGCAGTTTTGGGTGCTGTAGCAGCATTCAAAGGATTGAAAACAGGCGCAAGTATTATAAGTTCGATTAGTACCGCATTAGGTGCTTTGTCAGCTCATCCACTTGTTGCACTAGGTGTTGCTATTGGAGCATTAATTGGCTGGTTTATCCATGCTTACACAACTAGTGAGACATTTAGAAATAAAGTAAATGCAGTTGTATCAACAATTGGAAATGTCGCAAAAGCAGTAGGTAACTTCTTGAAAGGTGTTGACCCTGCTTTTATGATGACGGCAGGCGCTGGAATAATTGGGTTACTAGGCAAATTCAAAGCATTTAATTTCTTGAGTAAGTTCAATCCGTTTAAATTATTTAGAAAAAACGCTAAGGATGCCACTGATGGGGTTGGCAAAGATGCTGGCCAATCAAAAGGTATTATTGAGCAAATTTTTTCAGGCATTGGAACAGTAATTGAAAAAGCTGGAACTGGTATCAGTACCGCCGCTCAAGGCATAGGTAAGGGTATTCAATCAGCACTTTCAGGTGTACCTGCTATTGTTACATCTCTAGGTACTGCTATTACAACAATCCTAACAGGTTTAGGAACTGCAATCAGTGCAGTAGCAACTGGTATTGGTACAGGTTTAGCTATTGCTTTCCAAGGGCTAGGTGCTGCTATTGCAATTGTGCCACCAACAACCTGGCTTGCGCTTGGTGCTGCTATTATCATGGTTGGTATTGCATTTGCTATCGCAGGGTCTCAAGCTGATGGAATTAGTCAGATATTCCAAACAGTCGGAAATGTCATTGTACAAGTATTGCAACAAATAACAGATAGTTTAGCTATATTAATACCTATTGTCGCTGATGCTCTTGGTCAACTTATTCCAATTATCGCAAATGCGATATCAACTATTGTTACAGCAGTAGCAGGAGGAATGTCAACAATAATTACCGCAGTATCAGGAGGTATCGCAACGTTAATTATTGCTATTGCAACAGGTTGGTCAATGGTTATTACTGCAATCTCGAATGGTATTGCAACTATTATCGGAGCTTTTAGTGGCTTGATTGATGCTATTTCAGGATTGGTTAGTGCATTTGGTAATGCATTCCAATCAATGGGACAAGGTGTACAAGCGGCATTGGATGGAGTTGCAAATGTAATCAGATCATTTGCAGATGTGATTTCAAGTGTATTTGATGGTGCAGCTGACGTCATATCCTCATTTGGAACTGCAGTAAGTGGAATTCTAGACAGTATCGCTGGGGTGTTTGAAAGTATTGGTTCAGCTGCTCAAAGGGCTGGTGCTGGATTTAAATCACTAGCTGAGGGTGTCGTTATGATTACCAATACAAGATTGGGTGATATGGCTGCATCGTTAGCGGCTGTTGCAACTGGAGTTGGTAGCATTGCCTCACAAGGTGCAGGTCTAGCAACAGTTGGTTCAGCAATGATTCAATTAGGCATGGGAATGACCATGTTATCAGCAAGTGCAAGCATGGCTCTTGCAGGTATGGCAGGTATTTCATCTGCTATAACCTCGCTAAAAACATCTATTGCCAGCTTGCCTACAACTTTAACATTAGCATCATCAGGATTCACATCATTCAGTGCACAAGTTATTGCAGGAATGGCTGGATTATCATCAGTTAATGCACCAATTGCTGCTCTTAAAGCTCAAATTTCAGGTATCACACCAGCTCTTGTCATGGCAACAATCGGTTTCTCTATGTTCAGTAGTAAAGCAATGGCAATGGGTATTGGACTTGGATTTGTTGCAGCTGGATTGGCAAGAATAGGTTCAGCATCAAGCTCAGCAACAGCACAAATTTTAACAATGTCAAATGCATGCTCAACTATTTCAACAGCATTTACTTCAATGCAGGGCAGAGTCCAAGCAGCTATGCAGGCTATTTTAAGCACGGTTAGATCTGTTGGATCACAAATGCAATCACAAGGTTCACAAATTGGTCGCAATACTGCAAACAATATTGCTAATGGTATTAGAGGTGGCATAGGATCTGCATCAGGTGCAATGCATTCATTGATGTCAGCTGTTAGATCAGCTGGTATGAGTGGAGTTGGTGCTATGCGTGGCATAGGTGCTATGATCGGTCAAGGTTTGGCGGCTGGTATGATGTCGGCTTTAGGAGCAGTGACAGCAGCAGCGAATGCTCTTGTTGCACAAGCTGAGAGAGCTGCTAGAGCTAAGGCGATGATCCACTCACCATCTAGGTTATTTAGAGATAATGTTGGTCGATATCTTCCAATGGGTATGGCTGTTGGTATTGAAAAAAATACCAAGTATGTTGATAAGGCTTTGGATGGAATGTACTCAAGAGTTAATGCATTCAATTACAAAGCTGAGGATGTTATTGGTTTTGGTAATACTAAATTTACCAAAGTTGTTCAAATCAAGACTGACATTGAACAAGCGGTCAAGGCTAAAGTTGAAGTGGCCAAACAAAAATCAGATGAACTTGTTGGCAAAGCACTTGATGTTGCTAGAAAAGCGACTGAACAACCAGTGCATGTTGATATTGATGGTCAAAACATTGCCACCGCAACTAAAAACGAGACTTATAAAGTCCAAAAAGAAGTTAAAGAAAATATTGATAGAATTGAGGGATTATTTGAATGAGTGAGTTAACAGTTAAATTTAATAGCATTGATTTGTCACAATTTTTCAGAGTTGTTGACATTGATAGAGCTGACCAAAATCAAATTGTTCTCACAGTGAAAATGAGAACCTCAGACAGTCGGTCAATGCAACAAGCTAAAAGAGAACTTCGCAAAATATTAATGACTAATAGCTACTATGAGCTCATCTTTAGTGATGAGCCAGAGCTATTCTATTATGCTAAAGTCATCAAACCTTTTGATGAGTCAAATGGTATTTCATGGCTTCAAGAAGTAGAAATTACTTTTAATACTCTAGATGGATATGCATATAGCTCATCTTATCAAGAAATAGAATCAAATAAGATAACATCATCTAATAATGTTATAACAGTTGAATTTGATAATGAGGGATCCGCAATGGCATTGCCTATTATAGAAGTAACACACAATGATGAAAATGGTTTTTTAGGTGTTGCAACATCAAAATCAAGTTTAGAGATTGGAAATGTTGAGACACCTGATACTATTATTCAAGAACAGTCAGAAATGCTATTAAATTTTAAACCCTTTAATGCAACAGGAATGTTAGCTCAAGGAGTTCAAGGAGTTGGGATAGCAAATGATAAAGGTGCATCATTAAACGGCACTCTATCATCAATCATAAGAACAAATGGTGTTTCTGATGTTGAATGGGTTTGTTTATCAAGCCCTGGTTCTGATGGTGGAAAACTTTTAAACGGTCAGTCATTGACTTACACTGCGCCTGCTGATTCAAATGGAGATGTGGGTACTTTATTTGATACGATTTACTGGAGACAAGTTTTTCATACAAGTGCATTAAATCAGCAATCAGCAATAAAGGTAACTGTATCTGATGCTGATAATAATTTTTTGTATGGCGTTGAAACCATTAAACGATCAAATACTAATTTAACGGAATTTAATTGTATGATTGGCAATCCTAATAAATATGAAGGTTATGATATTGTTAGAAGATCTACTTTTCAAGCTAACCATATATTATCTCAAAATCCTTTTATGAATAGTAATGGTCACATGGCAATGTATAGAAATGATGATGTTATTACTTTTTATGAAAGAGGCTATACTAAACATCAATCAGATTATTTAAAAGGTAAAAAAAGTGTAAAAGTACATGTTTTAATACTCAAATATAAGAATAGTCCTCAAGTTACAGATATGTTTATCAGTGATTTGATATGGCAAAAACATCATATTTCAGAGACTGTTGATATACCTAACCGATACGTAAAATATTCCAAAGTAATATTAGATAATGAGATTGGAAAAGTAACGGTTGACGGAATGCCAGAAAAAACAGTACTAGGTTCGGAGTATATCAAACTACCCCCTGGAATTTCTGTATTGAAATTTTATTTTTCAAGTTGGCTGACAACTTTACCTGATGTCAAATTAAAGTATAGAAAGAGGTACAGATAGTGCAGATAACATTTTATGATAAAGATATGAATGAGACGGCGACTGCTGACAATGCATTATTAAATGCTATAAAAATAAAAAAAGCATCATTAACATCATATTTTGAAGAGGCAACTCACAGTGTTGAATTTGAGTTCTCAAAAGAAACTGGTGATTGGTGGGGAATTCATAAAAATGGTTTTCTTGCCTTTATGTTTAAGGGAGATTTTTATAGATTTAACATCGTTAAATTTAAAGAAGATGCTAAGACAAATACAATTAATATTATAGGTGATTACTTTAACCTAGAAATGTTAAATGAAAACTGCTTGCCATATCAAAAACAGCCAGCTAGAACAATATACCAACATTTGTTAGCGATGGAGATTTTACCATATGCTAACTTTGAACTTGGTGTTAACGAATTAGCATCAAGTAGCAGAGTTCTTGAATTTACTGGTGAGGATCTTAAATATAAACGGTTAATTTCGATTATCAATGCTTTTGGTGGAGAGTGTCAATTTAGAATTCAGCAAAAGCCCAATGGTGATTTTGATAAGTTAATGTTAGATATATTTAGAGAAAATGATGGTATAAATTATCAAGGAGTCGGAAAAGATAGAACAGATTTTGAAATTAATGTTGATAATTCTAACAATGTTGTAGTATCAAATGATATCACAGCAGTCATAACATCTTTAGAGCCTATTGGTAAAGATGGTTTAAGACTCGGTAATAGAGGAACAGTTTGGAAAAATAAATATGGTGAGGTTGAATTTGAACAAAGAAATAACCGAATATATGCCGTGAAAGCAGCTCAAGAAATGCCAAGAGTGCTAGATACAGATAAGTATTTACTTTGGAAACAGATTTTTGAAATTGATAATTTAGAGAAACTTGAATCTGAAGGGTACAAGTGGCTAAAAAACAATTGTTATTCTAAAGATACTGTGGAAGTAACAGGATCATTTAATGTAGGTATAGGAGATACAGTTGTTATTAATCATAAAGGTATTGGTAAATATGGATTATTGGGGTCATTGAGGGTTTCAAAAATTGTTTGGGATTTATTGGATGAAACAAATGAAGTAACATTTGCAAATTTTAAAAAATTATCATCTCAAATATCAGCAATTGGTTTAGCTTTACAAGATAGCATAAAAAATCTTGAAACCTATAATATTAAATTCAATATGACCTCAGGGACTGTTTTTAGAAATAATTATGGTCAAACAAGGATTATTCCAAGATTGTATAGAAATGATACGCTAGTAAATAATTCAAGTTGGTTATGGCATTTCAAAGGTAATGATTATAATCAGGATTCATTCACAGTAAATGCTACCGATGTAAGTTTAAATGAAAAACTAGAAGTTTCTGCTATTTTAAATGGGGAAATTGTAAAAACTGATACACTGTTTTTCACTAACATTATGGATAATGGACAAATTAATACTACCGATGGTAAAGAATATTCATACCCCTTATTCACAATGGCAGCTCATGATGATGGGGTAGTAAGACCTGAAATTAAAGGGAGTACAGTTAGTAAAAATGGAAGAGCGCTAGATACAAAAGTAGAAATAGTAACCTCTCATTATCCAATGTATGATAGAGCAGTTAATTTTGATACTTTGGTAAATTTAAAAGCCAAAATTAAAGATTGGTCAGATGGTTATTTTGACTTTTTGCAACACAACACATCTGATATTTCTCCTCTTGCAATAAATTCATTAGGACTTGTTGGCGGTTCCTATATAACGGATGATCCAAAGACATCATATACACCTCCAACAACAGGAACATCTGAGGCTCAATTACTGGTATTACGTGGACTATTGAGACAGTATATTGCTACACAAGATAGTAAATGGAAAATATTGGCAGAAAAAGTCACAAATGGGTTGCTGAATTATTATTATCCAACAGAAACTATACCTTTAACTAGTGATGCTAGCTGGGTTCCTCATTGGTTGGTCAATGTAACAGAACCATTTATATCAAGAGAATATTTCACAGATGGTTTGGCAATCTTTGAAAATGGAATAGCAACTATTAATATCAATATGATAAATAAAGTCTATTCTGTACGTTCAAAAGATTCAACTCTTGAATATATTTGGTCGCCTGACTCACCTGTTATTGGTACTAGTTATGAAATAGAAAAAACAGTAATTTCAGATGACAGTACAAATGCAACAATTATATTAAAAGATAAAACTTTTAATGGTGAGGCTTTGTTTGTGTATTCATCAAATACAGGTATAACAATCAATGTAGGGGATAAATGTGAGGCTTTCCCAGTTTGGCGCCCATTAAACCCGGGAGAAATTGCATGTGCGGTTGATACTTTACCTTGGGCATTGGAATGTTTCCAATTATGGTTTGAAATTACTAATGATACTAAGTGGTTAAATGCAATAGATTGTACAAAAGCTGCTATCTTAAATGTATCTAATGTCACAAATACAATATATTACTTAAAAGCAGGTTTGAATGAAGAACCAGTATTAAAAAATGGAATAACAAATTATTCAGAACGACAACCAAAAGAGACTTACACAAACCTAGATGGTATTATTACGATTGATTATCAAGCGGTTGATGATCAAAGTGAGGGGAGTATAGGTACATGGGTAGGAAACAAGGTGCCTCTGAATTCTGAAAGATGGATTGAGGCTCAAATTAAATCAGATAAAGTTGAAAAATTGACTTTGAAAATTGATGAAGAAGAAACTTTTGATGCAAGTAAACGCTGGAAGTGTGATTTTTACACAAGTGGAATTAATGTGTTACAAACATTGACATTCAAACATGACGACTTTTACAAAGATGATAAGGTTTTGTGGGGGTCACATTATGGACATGATGCTAATAGTTCCCATATAACTAGTGCTAATAGTAGTGTTACTACCACTGAAAAAATTATTGGTCAGAAAAAGATAACTGAGTTTAATTTTAAGCGTGGAGACGAGGGAGGCTGGCTTGGATGGTCGCAAAGTATGCTATCAATTTGGGGAGTCAAACTACCATTTGATATAAAGTACAAAACTAATTCAAGAATATATTTTAGAGTTAATGATTCTGATGGTAAAAATTGGAGTTATGAGCTGCCTAAGACAGGTGATGTTTTCAAAACAATTACACTAACAGAAAGCTTAGTTGCTCAGGGAGGAACAATGAGTAGTGGTGACTATCAATCAATTATTTTAGAGTCAATTGATGAAAATACTGCGATTCAAATAGAGTATTTTGGAACTCTGGATTTTTTAGATAAATTCTATTATTCAACAATACATCTTTCTTATTCGGGCACAGAATCGTTACAAGTGGGATTGAAATATCTAAAGCCTGCACCATCTAGAGATGATTTGCCATATGCACCATATATCATGCCTTTTGATATGCATTACATAAATTATGAACTTTCAAATTTAAGAGGTGCAATTTATTCAGGATATCAAGCACCATGGATATATCAGGAAAGCATATTCGATGATGCTCAGAAAGCATTAAATACAAACTTACAATTTTTAAATGACTCTCAAAATGCATATAAAAATTTAACTGGATTTGATGGTTTCTTTGCCCCAATTTTTTGGTGGGATTATTTAGATGATGCTAGTGGTCATGAAAAAAATACCTTTGGAATAAAAGGTAATTGGGGTAATGTTTGGGGTGGCTTTCAATATAGAACAGTGAGTGATGTGGCAAAAGTATTTGTAAAAGATACTGTAAATTTACAAGCTTATCATATTGTTATTAGATTTTTAAGAGGTGTCAAAAAATATTGGGATAACACTTTAATTGATTTTCCAACAGCATTTGTAGAAAATTCAAAACCCTATAATGATCAGAAAGATCCGCATATGGTAACAAATCTAATGAGGGCTTTGTCTTATACTTTGAAATATGAAAATTTATCAACTGATGATTTAACACTAATTGAAGATCTATTTGAAAAGTGCATTAATTACTTACATTATAACTGGATAGAATCCAACGGCTTTAGTTACTCATTATTAGAGGGTACTTGGACACCTGATATAGTTAATAAAACATGGTTTGAATATTGGGGTGGGGATATACTAGATACATTAGGATTATTACAAATATCTGATTTGTCACGCTTAGAAAAAGCATTCTCATATGCTTTGAACAAAGAAACCAATAAAACCATCAAGTTTAAATTAGACAGTGTTGAGTCATTATCCCAAGATGATAGATTATACCTTGATTATAGTGATGAAAAATGGAAATTTTATAACAATAAAACTGGTTTAACAAGTACTTTAAGTGATAATGATCAGTATAAAATGAATAATATCAAAACTTATGAGGGTGGAACATATCTATATCTAAATACAGATAAGGATATTAGGCCGCTGTTCAAGGGAGAATTCAAAAGTGCACAGTGGTATTTGAATTATAAAATTCAAAACGAGTTGCAAAAACAATCAACATTATCAACTAGTGTAAAAAATACTTTAGTTGATTTATTGCTAAAAATGAATAAAACTCAGATATTATCAAATGAAGACTTAGATAAATTACTTGATAGCCTTGTCTAATGATACACCAAGTATAGAAAGGAAAATTTCATGGGTAAAGTAAAAAAAAGGTAGTGGAGATTTTGATGTTATGTATCCATATATCACAGTCTATTATTGGCTCAGAACAGCGTAAAAATACCCTTAATAAAAGTAGATAATTGTAATATGATAAAGATAGGAGATTTTACTATGGTATTCACTACAAATCATTTGATTGTTGACGTTTGGTATCGTCATGTTAGAAACGGTATTCGTTATTTTGAACAAGTTCCAAATTTGTTTAATTCACGAAATGTTTTTTCACAACTATTAGATCAGAAAGTTAATGAGGTTTAGATATAAATGGGGATTGATTTAGTCGCATTAGTTCATATTTTTAAAAGCCTATTGACAACTTTTGAAATTCATTTCTTAACATTTGTCATTGCAATGGACATCATAACAGGTATATTAAAAGGATTTAAAAACAAAAAAGCAAATAGTACAAAAGGTTTAGAGGGTGTTATTAAACATTTTCTAGTATTGATGCTTGTTTATATTTGCTATCCATATTTGGTGGTGCTAGGTGCAAAATTGATTGCAGTAGCATTTACATATTTTTTTATTGCAGTCTATGGCATCTCATTTACAGAAAATTGGGGTCAATTAGGTTTACCTTTGCCTAGATATGTTAAATTATTCTTTGAAAAGCTCAAACGTGAGGCAGAGGATTTTGAGATTGCAACTATCAAAATTGACCAATCAGGTGTCAAAGTACATACAAATAGAGCTGACTTAGAGCAAAAAGAGGTATCTTAAAATGTCTAAAATTAAATCAAGTATTGCTGAAATGAGACGGTTGCAATCTATTCCAATCCATTATGATATGGGTGATAGATATGCAAATGATGCTGATGGAGATGGTAGAATTGAAATGGATTGCAGTTCTGCTGTCTCAAAGGCATTAGAAATCAGTTTATATAACAATACAGAAAGCTTGCAAAAAGTGTTGCCTACCATTGGCTATCCAAAAATACATGATGCTGTTGATGGTGTCTTTGATATGCAAGAGGGCGATGTTGTTATTTGGGCACCTCGTGATGGTTCGAGCTCATTAGGAGCATTTGGGCATGTATTGATTGCAACAAGTCCAACGACAGTTATTCATTGCAACTATGGTTCAGATGGCATTACCGAAAATGATTACAATTACATATGGGATCTAAACGGTCGTCCTCGTGAAATTGTATTCAGACAAAATGGGTCAGCTGCTCAGAAACCAGCACAACCTCAGACACAGTTTGAAAAAGAGCTTGCTGTTGATGCACGATTGAAAAAGTCTAACAAACCATATTATGAGGCTACATTATCAGAGGATTATTTTGTTGAGGCAGGAGCGACAGTCACAGCACAAGACAAGGAATTCCTCAGAGCAGGGACTCGTGTCAGAGTTTATGAAAAGCTCAACGGATGGTCAAGAATTAATCATCCTGATAGTGCTCAATGGGTTGAGGACAAGTATCTTATTGATGCTGAGGAAATGTAAAAACAAATAGGTTGGAAAGAGTATCTATAATTAGTTAAAACTAATAATATTCTATAAAATTATATTGACAGTCTACTTTATTTAGTATAAAATACTAGATTGTTTTGATAAAAAACTGTTGACTAACAAAAATTTATAATGTAATATAAAGATACAGAAATCAAAAACTTCTACCGTCTTTGTTGTTCTGTGTTGTTCCTGTCTACCTCTCTCCAGGTAGTAAACAAAAAATGTAAAAGGATAATATATCCGACTTCTAAAAAGCACAGTTTGCCGACTGTGCTTTTGCTTTTTATTCATAAAAAAGAACAGGCTTGCCGACCTGTTCTTAAACAAAAAATGTAATGCGCAAACTATCTTTTATGTCGATAGTCATGCACAACATCAGCTAGAATGTTTGCTGCGAACGAGACAGCAAATGCGCCAGCTAATGCAAGGATGGCATCTACCATAGTCCAACCTCCTTTTTAAAAATTGCTATTTTACTGGTAGCCCCAGCCCATTTAAACCAAAGGTCTATTTGTTAATAATTATTATATATTATTATTAGAAATAAAGGAAGCTGATTCTCTGAAAAAACAAGTATGATACAAAAAAACTATCACAATTTTGTGTTATTTTTTTATGTCCATTAAAACGGACATTTTTTAAAATGTCTGAAATAACAGATACTAAATATTTAAGTGTTTTATGGACATTTATTGAGATGCTAATGGTTATTCTTATTATTTCTATACTGATGCTCTTATTTATTCCAAATTTAAACAAACAAAAAGAAAAAGTCTTGGATACCGGAGGAGAGGCTCTAGTTAAAATAGTTGAAAATCAAGCTGAACTCTATGCATTGAACAATGCTGGCAAAGTGCCATCATTAAATGATTTAAAGAGCAATGGAAATTTAACAGAAAAGCAAATAACCGCTTATAATGATTATTATAAAAAACACAGTGATAAAATCCCAAATGTTAAATAA